TCGAGCGGCCAGATAATGTCCTGTGCTGCGCAGCCTTCCTTGCCCAGGCGAAAGACGTCGCGGATGAGCGCGAAGCAGTCGGTCACGCCTGCCACGAACTCGCGGCCGAGCAGCGGCGGGATATTGGCGTCGTCGCCCCAAACGATGAGCTTGCCCATGCGATCTTCGTCGAGCGGAACGATCGCCCACGGAACATTGCCCTTCTTCTGCGAGACCATGTCGGTGTAGGTCGGGTGCAGCGGGCCGTTCGGATGGCTGTGAACGATCGCCTGGATCTTGCCGGTCAGGATCGCGTTCTTCTGGTCGGCCGGATGAATGACGAAGTCCTGCGTCGGATCTTCAGCGACGTTGCGGCAACGCATGTATTGGCCACCGACGACGATGCCGCAGCTCTCGTTCGGATAGGATTCGCGCGCATGGCTCTGCGCGGCGCTGGTTATAGCGTCCGTGAAAATCATCCTCTTGCCCTTCCAACACCTGGGAAGCCACCGAACGGCAGCGGGTTATTCTTGCCGAAGCGCAGCTCGCAGCAGTTGATCGTGCGGGACGGTGCGTCCTTGTCGGCTGTGGTCGGATTGTCCTGCCGGTCGAAGTAGGCGTTGCCTGCGTAGGGGCAGATGGCGCGCGTGTAGTCGAACTGGCCGGTGTTCTTGTTGAAGGACCGGTAGCGCGACAGGCAGGTATTGCGGATCACCTGGCGACCAGGGATCATCTTGCCTTCTTGGTCGATGGCAGCGGAAAGCTCCCACTCGACGTAGACGTCGTTTTCGGACGACTTGCGATCGACCTTGAAGATGTCAGGTCCGAAGATTGCGGATGGATCGGGATCGTCGCCATCGTCGAGGTGCTGACGGAAGGTGCGGATGCGCCGGAGCTCGCAGCTCAAGAGATCGCCGAACGTGTTGATGGCCGACTGGATCAGACCATCGGCATTGCCAATGCGAATGACCGGCGTCGGTAGAGCACCCTGGCCGTTGACCTCAAAACCCTCGAACTCGACGTCGCATGGCTGATAGGTGATGCCATCGAACTTAACGCCGGTGCTATCGACACGCCCTTGGACGAAATAGAAGACGCCTCCTCCGGCCGATGTTGCATCGAGACGGTAGAGAGCGACCTTTTCGCCGGGTGTCAGGCTCTGGGCTGTTTCGTAGATTGTGGTCATGGGGCTCCTTGGAAAGAGCCACCATGATAAATCAATATTGACTTACTGCAAAGGCTAAATCGCGTTTGAGAACGACTGGTTGAAGGTCGCGGTGATCTTCCGGGTGCTGTCGGAATTAACCGTGTCGTCCCATTCTTCGCACGTCCACTTAACGGGAACGCTCTCGCGAGGTGGTGTATAGAAGAAATCGAGGTCGCCGCCCCTGTCATCGAGGAAGTCGGAGATTTCCCAGGCCTGGTCGTCGGTCAGAACGTCCCAGGAGAGCGTCAACGAGCGCCGACGGTGATTGATGCCGTCGCGCGTCGTCTGGGTGTATCCTTCGCCGAACTCGGCCTTCAAGAGCTTGTAGGCAGTCTTGCGGCCGAGGCCCGGCGTCGGGTCGAGGGGTGGTGTGAAGGTTGGAACAGTCATTATCGTCTACCGGCTCCTGACAGAATATTTCCTGGCTTCATTTGGCGTTGCAGTTCCGAGACGACCGTTGCGCGCATCGTGGACTCCATCTGAGCGGAGACCTGCTTTGCGAGATCGGCGTTCTGGTCCTTCGAGCCGCCCGAGGCGTTGACCGTGACCGGCGCGTTGATCGTGACAGCGTTCGACGTGTTGCTCGACGCCATCTTCGTGCCCATGGCAGCCATTTGCTCCTTGGTGAAGATGCCTTCGTCATCCTTGGCGATGATCGGGATCTCACCAGGCATCAGACGGCGTCCACCGATCGCGTTTGCGCCGGAGTGATACTTCGGTGCGGTCCTGAACATCGCGGGATCGACCATGCGCGTCATCGGAGCAGCAGCGCCGGCGAGACCACCCGAGTGGAACAGACCGACGATCGAGCCGCTTGCGGCAGCCGCTGCCTGTCCACCGCCCTTGCTCGCCTTCGACAGAATACCACCGCCCGCACCAGACGTGCCGGCGCCGCCCTTGTTGCCCATAAAGCCCGACATGACCTTCTTCAGCGACATGTTGATGATGTCGCGTGCGATGCCCTGCAAAGCCTGCTTCAGGTCGCCGGTGCCCATGATGAGGCCGGTCAGACCGTCAGCGAGCGAGTCCATCCACTGGGCAGAGGCCCTGGTCAGGTTGCCCTGCAGATCGCCCCACTGCTTCATGAGGTTGCTCATCGGATCTTGAGCGGCGTATTTCTGACGGATCGCGGCCTTTTCGGCTTCGAACTGATTGGTCGCATCGACGTCGAGCGTGCCCTGCTGACGATAGTAGGCCATCTTCTGGTCGACTTCGTCGAGTTCCTGCTGCATCGCGGACTTGCGCGCCTGAGCTTCGGTCTGAAGGCCCTGGTTGAGCGTGCGGGTCTTGTCATTCGAAGCCGCAACATCAGCGAGCAACTCGGACTGACCGAACATTGCCAGCGACTGCTTCTTCTTGTCGAGCGCCTTTGCGTATTCGTCGCTGTCCTTGCCGTAGACGGTCGCGGTATCGGCGACATACTTGTCGAGCTCGGTGCGCAGCGACACCAGGCCGGACGAGTCGAGCTTGACGTTGGGGTTCTTCGCCTTTGCCTTCAGATCGTTGATCTGCTTTTCAAGGTTCACCCGTTGTTCGCTGAGCTTGACGTCCTGGCTGGTGATGTTGTTCGACGCGGTCTGACGATCGCCACGGTCCTTCTCGGCCTTGTCGAGATCCTTTGCGAGCTGCAGGCGCTCCTTGTTGGCGTCCGAATTCATGTCCTTGTCGCCGAACTCACCCTTGGCAATCAGCTTGGAGACAGCGCGGTAGTTCTTGTCGAAGCCGTCGAGGCTTTCCTTTGCCTCATCGATCTTGCGTTTCAGTTCGATTTTGGCATCGTCGCCCTTCTGCTTCTTCTCCTCGGCCGTCAGATCGGCGTCGGACTTCGCCAGACCGTCGAGCGAGACCTTGGCTTCGGCAGAAACAGCGGCCATCTTTTCGAGATAGGCGTTGGTTTCGGCATAGGTCGCGTTAGTATCCTTGGCAGCATCAGCCGAGCCACCGAAGGGGTTGTCGAGATCGGTCTTGATGTTCGGGTTGTAGGCAGGCAGCGCCAGGCCGGCAGCCTTCTCCCTCGTCGGGCCATTGGCGCCGGTGCGAATTGCATTGGTCAGCACCGAGTCCGGAACGTTCTTCAGCGACGTCCACTCGTTGCGCATGCCGGTGAGGCCCTGGCCGGAGCCAAGACGACGGTTGACGAGCTGCATCGCCATACGGTCCTGCATGGCAGGATCATACATCTCGTTGCCCGAGAGGTTCATTTCCTTCATCAGGCTGTCGAGCGTCGTGCCGACGATCTGATACTTGCCAAGCGCAGACGATCCCTTGCCGTCGCCATACTGGGCGCGGTTGCCAGGGTTCATCAGCATCTGGCGCTGAAGTTCGCGCACCTGGTTGAGCGACATGCCCGTGAGGTTCTGCGAGCCGTTCGTCCACTTGCCGTTGTCGAGCGTGGCATTGTAGTCACCACCCGACTCGCCGCCTGCGATGAGATCGAGGAGCGTGCCAGAGGTGCCGGTGAGCTTGAAGCCGTTGCCACCCATCATCGGGCTGCCGGCAAGACCCTTGGACATGCCGGAGAAGTCGATACCGTTTACACCGTTGCCAATGCCGGTGATGATGCCGAGCGTCTTCGAGAGAACGTCGTTGAGGGTGACGATCTTGGTTTCAGCCACCTTGCCGAAGGTTTGATCGAAGGACTTGCCAAGCGCATCCGTGACCCGGCCGCCCATGGTGAGTGACTTGACGGCTGCATTGACCGTGGTGAGCGCGTCGGGACCAAGACCCTTGTAGCCACCGCTGTCGAGCTTGAGGGTGATCTTTTCAGCGTCGCTGAGTGGTCGGCCGCGCTGCTTCTCTTCAAGGGCAACACGACGCTCGACCAGCTTCAGGCGCGCGTTCTCGATGTCGGAGGTGATATCCTCGACACCCTTGTTCATGTCCTCGAGCGCCTTCTTGCGCTGCAAAAGAGTGACCATTTCGGCAGAGAGCTGCTTGACGTCTTCGGCCGACTTGTTGCCATAGGCGCCGCGCTCGAGTTTGGAGAGGAACGCGCCAAGTTCGGAGTTGCCACCGTGCAGCTTGTCCTCGAGGCCGGCGACGTCATCCTGCGTGCGGGCGACCGTCTTTTGAAGGTTCGACAGCTCCTGTGCAGAATTGTTCTTCGGGCCAAGGTCCGGCGTCGTGCCGGAGATCGCCGACAGGCTGGACATCTTCGTGCGGGTGCTGTCGAGGCGCTTGTTCAATTCGTCGAGCTGAAGCTGGCTCGAAAGCGGCATCGGACCAATGCCGTTGTTGGCCCACAGCTTCTTCACCGCGTCCGACGCTTCCGTCATCTGGGTCTGATAGTATTCCGCGGCATTGTCGAAGAGTGCCTTAGCGCGAGCCTTTTCGACCTTGTCGAGGTCGCCGTTGTTCTTCTTCTCCTCGATCAACTGGGCGTCAAACGCCTTCTGGATCGCTTCCTTGCGCTGGCCATAGGAACGTTCCTCGGCAGCGTCGATGCGGCCGAGCTGGGCGAGCTGGAAATCAGCGGTTTTCTTTGCGTCTTCCTCGGCCTGGGCAACCTTGGCTTCGTCGAGCTTCCTACGGTCGGCGTCGATCTGCGCCTGCTTGCCGGCGATGTCGTATTTTTCGAAGTCGCTCGTGATGCCCTGCTGGGCGGCAGCCTTCTTGGCTTTCTGGGTGCCGAAGTAAAAGCTGCCGTTGTTGTCGTCAACGATCTGCTGCTTTTGCTTATTCAGGTCGCTCTGACGATCATTGATGTTCTTTTCGGCCTTCGGGAGCTGATCCTTGGCGATCTTGCCGAATTCGCGCAGGGTCTCGACGGCTTCCTTGCCGCGATTACCGAACACATCGAAGGCGTCGGCGATTTCATAGATCGCGAGACCGAGCAGGGCTGCCTGAGGAATGAAGCTGATAGCAGCGGCGCCAACGGCTTTCATGCTGACTGCTGCCTGCATACGCGCGATACGATCCACGCTCTCGTAGCCCACCGCTGTGTTGCGCAGAGCGTTCGCGTGAGCAGCGAGCATCGTATTGGCGTCGGCAAACTTGATCTTCAGCATGTCGATCGAGCGCATGATGTTGCTGTAGCCGGCGCTAAGCGAGTTCCAGGCCGCGCCAACCAGCTTGAAGCCAGCGGCAATAGCAGCGAACTGGAAAGCGTTCTCGAGCGAGGAGCGGAACTGGACAGCCTTTTCAACAATGACCTGCAGCCACTGAGCAACCGTGGAGAGGGACTGGCCGACCTGCGCTGCGAAGACCTGGCCACCCTGAGAGGAGAGCGCATCGTTGAGCGCCTTGACCTGTTGGGTGACAATGTCGAAGAAGCCGCCTTCCTTGGCGTCGCCCGTTTCCTTGCTGATCCCGCCGATGATCTGGGCGAACTTCTGCAATTCTGTGGATGTGCGGCCGAGCTGACCGGAGAAGGTCTGCATCATGCGTTCAGCAGAGCCACCGAAGGATCGGTCAAGTTCGGCGTAAAGCGCTTCGAGCGCCGGGCCGGCAGCCATGCGACCCTTTGAAATGTCGGCAACCAGCTTGGACATGGAGACGCCCATGGATGCGGCCATGAGCTGCATCGCCTGCGGCATCGTCTCGCCGATCTGCTGACGCAATTCTTCCATTTGGATGACGCCCTTACCGCTGGCCTGGGAGATACCCAGGACCGTGCGTTCGAGCTCTTCGCCGCCCTTACCGAAGTGGGCGACGCCATCCATGATTGCCTTCAGCGAGCCGTTCATCGGATCTGTGCCGGTGGCTTTCAGCTTGGTGAAGGAGTCGGTGATCTTGTCGAGGCT